GCTCAACTGGACCGTTAGGCCCCTGAAGAAACTCGTCCACGTCGTCGGCGAGTTCCACGTCTCCGGCTGGCGGTAGCCACGGCGGCGTGTGCGTGCCGTAGGCGTCGCCCCATCGGCGCAGATGATTCATCGCCATCTTCAGCAGCCGCACGGCGCGGTCGCGGTTGTCCACGGCCTCGCGCAGTTCAGTCCGCAGCGCGCTCAACTCATCGGCTGCTTCGCGCATCAGCGAAGCGTTCGCGTCCTCCCATTCTGCGCTGGGCGTGGCCGCATCTCGCAGCCGCTCGACCAGTGGCCTAACTGTTGGTTCGAGCGGACCCGCAACAGCGGGCCGCAGTGTGGTGTTACTCATGGTTCCTCTCGCGCTGTTGCGGTCCGCTCAACCTAGCGTTCGGCTTCACGCGGCCACCGTGGCAAGCGCCTCGGCAGGCACGTCGAAAAACCCGAGCTGCCCTTTCCACGGCGTGAACGGCAGCGGCTTCGGGTCGCGCAGCACGAAGCCGTAGCGGCCCACGAACCAAGGCGACTCGCTGTCGGTAACGCAGTCCACGATCTCGACGCTGCCGACGATGCCGCCGCGCGGGATGGTGGCCAGGTCGGCAGTGATCGGCCGCTGAATGCAGTCCTCGGCAAACTCAAGGGCGTCCTCAAACTCCATGCGCGTGCAGCACTTGGCCGCATGCATCAGGATGCGCCCGCGGTACTTGGTCGGCCAGTCGCGGTTCTCGATGTCCTTGCCAGCCTGAAGGATCAGGCTCGCCCAAGGCTGGCGGATGCTCAGTGCAATCATTCTTTCGCTCCGGTCAGGTTAAGCCGAACTACTCGCCCAAGCTGACACGCTACGGCTTCGCCTCCGCGTGCAGCTCGCCTCGAACGTTAGAACCCTTGGAACTCGTCCATGCGCTCGAACTGGTCGCGCGTCAGCATCACGTCGGTAAACGTGTACTCGTCGGCGCACAGGTCTTCGCGCATGTAGGCGACCTCGCGGGGCTCGATCACCCACGAATTACCGTGCCACTCGACGCGCACGAACCGCTCGCGCACTTGGGCGGGGCACCCGTCAGCGTGCTCCGGGCCTGGATAGCGCCTGCCATCGACCGCTCCCGCGCAGATTGCTGGTGTTGCCGGGTTGCGTGGTGTTGGGTTGGCGGTCTGCGGCATGTCACGTCTGCATGGGTGAGTGATTGGCGGGGGCGGAGGACGCCAGCGCCGCCCTCGCCTGCTCGTTGGCGGCTGCGATGTCGTGGGCGGCTGCGTGGATGCGCCGGCGGAAGTCGGCGAGCAGGGTGTACCAGTGTTGGCGACCGATGCCGATGGCGGCGGCGGAGGTCTTGATGCTGGTGACGCGGTGCAGGTAATGCAACTCGAATACCAGGCGGTCTTTGCAGGGCTCGCCGTGGGCGTCGGTGCGGGGCTGCGCGGTGTAGGCGATCCACATGGCGGCCATAAACGCACTGTTGGCGGCGTCGGGGCCGCCGCCGCTGCGCAGGGGGCGGGTGCGCTTGGCCAGTTGGCCGAGCAGGGACACCGGGCCGCGTGGGGCGCCGTAGAGTTTGCGGGTGGCGGCCCAGCGGGAGAGGTCTTCGCACAACTCGTCGAGGTAGCGCGATTCGGATTGCTCGACGGGGTGGTCTTCGTGGTCGGCGTCGGTGGCATCTGTGGCGTGGTTCATGGGCGTGCTCAGATGCCGCGGTTGAGGATGCGGCGCGTGCGGGGTTGCGGGGGCGGCGGCGCCAGGGGCGCAGGGGGCGTCGCGGTGGCGGGCGGGTGTTGTGGTGATGCAGTGGCGGCGCTGTCTGTCGTGACGGGGGGCGCTGGCAGGGGCGCGGGCGGGGCGGGGGGGGCCTGGGTGAATAGATCCGGGGTGGAGGCCTGCGGAATGAGTTTGGCGCGCAGGCGGGCCCAGTCGGTGGGGGTCCATTTGTGCAGGCCGAGGTGGTGCGCGACGGCGAGGTTGTAGACGGCGAGGTCGAGGGGCTCGTTGCGGTCGGCGTTATTGGCCTTGACCCAGGCCCGGCGGTAGATGCCTCCTGGCAGGCGCTTGAGCGTGGGGCGTTCGGCGAGCAGGCCCTCGTACCATGCGAGGTCAAGCGCGCGGTTGAAGTGCACGGCGCCGGGGCCGCTGTCGAGGCGCAGCCGGTTGTGCAGGTGGTCTTTGGCGGTGTCGGTGCCGATGGTCCACAGATGGACGCCTTCGGGGCGTTTGTGGCCTTGCCAGTCGACGTCTTGCTTTGTCGGGGCGCTGGCGATGATGGGGCGGTTTGGCCGGCTGCTGCCGTGGACGACGAGGCAGCCGGCAGCGATGCGCCCGCCGCCGTAGTTGTAGACGTCCTGGGTGTTGGCGCCACCGCTGTCTATCGCGTAGGCGCTGGCGTAAATGAGCACGCCGGACGGGTGCGGCCATGGGGTGCGGCGGTAGTCGTCGAGGCGGCGCCAGACGCTGGCGGGATCGTCCGGCGGGGTAGCGGGCGCGCCCATGAGCACCTGGTAGTCGATGACGGCGTGCTCGAGGCCCGGGCCCCAGGCGTGGGTCTGCACTTCGAGGCGGTTGTGTTGGGTGTCGACGGCTTGGGTGACGAGTAGTGCCCATTCGGGCACGACGCGCGCGGGCAGCGCGGCCCTGGCCATGAGTTGCTGCGCGGTGGTGTCGTCGAGCTTGTGGGCGTAGCTCAGCGCCAGGCGGGTGTTGTAGAACACCTGCATTCCCTCGGGGTCGCCTCGGTCTAGGCGCTCTTTGGCGCGTGCATGTTCGCGCGCGAGCGTGAGCCATGAGATGGAGCCGGCAGGGGCGTAGAACGCCGACACGTGAAAACTCACGGTTTCACCGTCGCCGGTGGCGCGCGGGTGCCAGTGGGCGGTGCCGCCTAGTACGTGGTCGCGCATCATGGCGGTTTTGTGGCGCTCGTCGATTTCGCAGCCGCAGTGCGGGCAGACGAACCACGCGCGCGCCATGAAGTGGGTGTCTTCGTCGCGCGCGTAGCGGAAGTGTTCGAGCAGGAGCTCGAAGTGCTCGCCGCAGTGCGGGCACGGCACGAGGTAGACCTCCTGCGTGCCGATTTCGAACAGGGCGTCGATTTTGCTGGTGCCGGCGGTCGCGGGGCTGGAGGTGTGCAGGATCTTGCGGTCGTGCTCGAACGTGGTGGTGCGGGCTTCGGCGAGTGCGACGGGGTCGCCCTCCCCGTCGACCGAAAGCTCGAGGCGGTCGATTTCGTCGACGTAGACGTAGCGCGCCGGGATTTCGGCGAGGTTGGCGGCGCTGCCGGCGGTGACGATGTACATGGTGCCGCCGCGGTAGTCCTTGGCGGCGATGGTGTTGCGCTGGTCACGGGCGCGTTGTGGATAGAACACGGTCTGCAGCACGGGCACGTCGCGGATGGCTTTGGCGACGCGCGCAGAGAGGCGCTTCGCCAGGCCGTCGGTTGGCTCCAGCACGAGCATGTTTGCCGGCGCGCGGTGTGCGCAGGCGCACAAGAAATTGAGCGCGACTTGCGTCTTGAGCATCTGCGATGCGCCGCGGATGACTACACGCTTGGCTGGATGGCGCGGCGACAGGCACTGCATCGGCCGGCGCGCCTGCGGCGTGTGGGCTATGCGGTAGGGCCCGGGGCGGGCAGCGTCGCGCGGGACGATCATGTTCGCCTCGGCCCACTCGTCGACAGCGAGCACGGGCTCGGGCCGCATGGCGCGCGCGATGGCGGTCAGGGCCTGGGCGTGGGCCGCGGCGTCGCGGGCCTGCGTTGCTGTTGCGGCGGCGGGGGCGGGGGCGGGTGTCATGCGTTGGCGCCCTCGCCTGGCGCTGCTGGCGCAGCCGTGAGCCCGGCCAGGCGGTCGGCGAAGGCGTGCAGCAGTTCGCTCACGGCGTCGTCGATCGAGTGCTGGATACTGGGCACGTCGGCGGCGCCGTGCAGGTGCGGCGCGAGGCGGCGGCCGAGCAGCAGCAGGTCGTCTCGCAGCGCGCGGAAAGCGGTGTCGATGGCCTTGGTGGCGGCCTGGCGCGGCCACAGGTTGCCCTGGGCTTCTTCGACTTTCATCTGCGCGAGCTTGGCCTCGGCGGCTTCGCGCAGGGTCTTGGCGACGTGGTAGCTGGTGGCGGCGGCGGGGTTGAAGATGTCGACGCCGGCGCCGGCGAGCGGCGCTGCGCTCGACGACCCGGCTGGCGGGGCGGCGATGGTCGCCGGCTGCAAAGCGCCGACGGCAGCCTGCGCCGTCTTGCCGCTCGGGCGTATGCGCTGCGCGATCGCCAGCTTGGCCATGTCGGCGTCGAGCATGCCGTCGGCCGCGGGCGTGATTACGCCGCGCTTGATGAGGTCTGAGATGGCCTGTCGCTTTACCCCGAGCTCCCGGGCCAGGGTGGCCTGCGTCACGCGCCTAGCGGCGGTCGATGCTGCGGAGTCCATCGAAAAACTCGCGGTAAAAGTGGTAAAGCGGGGCACTGCAATGCACGGCGCTGTGTTCGATGCGCGGGTTGGTGTTGACGTTGGCGGATGACTCGATGCACAGGTGGTAGGCGTCCTTGGCGTTGCGCGCGAGGGTCACCTTGCTGTGGTTGCGCGCGATGACCAGGCGCACGCCGAAGGTCGTGACCATGCGCAGGGCCTGCTCGTACTCGTCGCCGTACTGGCTCGGGAAGATTTCGCCGGCGTAGAGGTCGAGTTGATCGATGCGGCCGTCGTCGAGCCAGGCGCACAGCTCGTCGAGGTCGGGCTTGGCGATGCACCAGGTGGACAGCGCGACGTGGTCGAAGTAGCCGGCGCCGGCCAAGAGGTGGCGCAGGTATGAGAGCGCGTCGATGTCGCCGCGGCTTATGACGTGCCACGACTCGCCGTCGACCAGGCGCGCGGGCAGGATCTCAGCCAGCTGGCGCTCGGCGTTGGCGCGGCGCAGCTCGTGCCGCTGGGCGACGCGGGTGGCGCGGGCTTGGCCGTCGGCGAGCCGGTCGGCATCTGCGGACGCGCGAATGGCGGCGACTTGGGTCGCGTCGAAGGCGTCGAATAAGCCGGGCGGGATGGCATTCATGGGCACGTCAAGGGGCAGTCAAGTAACCCCGTCGGCCATCCACAGGCGCGCGCACGAGGGGCGAATTACCCGCGCGGCGGGGCGGCTTGGGAGGACCCGCGAGGCGGTCTGCGCGGCGCAGGCTGCGGGGGCAGGCTGCGTGATGGGGGGGGGCGCTATGCCGCTTCATCCGTTCCAGCTTTCTCTTTTCACGGAGGGGGAGGAGAAGAAGCGAGCGCGCGCGAGCAGGCGCACGCCGGGCGGGCGAGCGGGCGCACACGGGCGCACCCGCTCAGTTACGCGGGTTACGCGGCGCGCGTTATGGGTTACGCGGGAAAGGCACGCAGTTACTCGGGTTACGCAGTTACGCGGGGTTCGCGCGTATGGAAATCTGCGCAGCACAAAGCAACCGCCTTCACGCGCGCGCGCGCCTATACGCGCGAGGCCGCGTAACTGCGTAACTCGCGTAACCACGCGGGTTTCCCGCGTAACCCGTTTTGGCTTTGGCGTAACCGGCGTAACCGGCGGGGCGTGCAGCATCATGGGGAATCGTCGGCGGCTGGCATCGCGGCGCGGTTGAAGCGCGCGAGGTGGGGCTCAAAAACGTCTATGCACTCGGCGATCCATTGGCCCTCTGTGACGTCTGGCGGGTGGCCGGTGCCGTGCGGTATCCACGAGCGCACGCATCGGCGCGCGCCGGTGCTGTGTTGCAGCTTCACCACCTTGTAGCGCAGGGCCGGCGGGTGGTGGGTGCCGTCCTGGCGCTGTTCGGCGCGCTCGGCGACCCATCGCTCCACCCCGCGCGTGAACGTGGCCTGATTGGGGGCGAAACGCTCGCCCATCTTGTCGGCCCAGCGCCGGAACGCGGAATAGAGTTGCTCGGCCGAGCAGGGCGACACAGGAAGGGGGAGAAATCCGCCAAGCCACTCTTGCGCGAAGCGCAGCTCGGGGCGCAGACCGAGGTCGATCAGGTCGCGCTTTGCCTGGGTCATCGGCGGCTTGGCGCCGGGGCCGAAGTCGCCGAGGTCGAGCCGCAGCAGGTAGTGCAGGAACTTCGCGGCGCCGCCGGCCTTGAGGAAGTCGACGACGCGGCGGTAGAGGTCGTCAGGGCCGGCGAGCGGGGTGTAGATGACGAGGTAGCGGCGGTCGCCGTCTTCGAGCGCCAATGGCTGCGATTCGTTGCTCAGAAATGCAAGGTTGACGTGGTTGGACTCGTAGCGCACGTCTTGCTGGATCGCTCGAATGGGGATCTTCTTGTCGGCCGAGATCATCCACTTGAGTTGGTTCTTTTTGTGGTACATCTCGGCGCGGGTGACGATTTCGTCGCCCACAATGAACAGCTTGCGCGACATCCAGCTCGTGAACTTGTCCTCGAGCTCGTTTTGCGAAACCATGACTCCATAGTCGCCATAGAGGTCGCGCACGCAGTCCCAGAACAGGTTTTTGCCGGTGCCCTGCGCGCCGTGGCACACGATCGCGCTGTGCAGCTTGGCGCCGGGGTGCTGCAGCGGGTAGGCGATCCAGCGCAGCGTCCACTCGATGATGTCGGCCACGCCGGTGTCGGTGGCTGCGGTCTCACTGCACAGATGCGCGAGCAGTTCGAGCATCGGCGAACAGTCGCCGGGCTCGGGGTCTATCCCATCCGGCTCGTACAGGTTTATGTGGCCGGCCCCCAGGTCCTGGCCGGGCTCGAAAACCACCTTCTTCACATCGACCGTGCGGCGCTCGGGTGAGCGCAACCACATCTTCACCACGTCGTTGCCGAAGGCGAGCCGCACGGCCGCTATGCGCATGATCTGCCGCGCCTGCTCGTCGTAGACGGTTTCGGTGCCGTAGAGCAGCACGAAATGTTGGATCAGGCGATTCAAGTCGCCGTAGTTCACGGGCTGCGGCGACTTGGGCGGCTTGCGTGGCCTTGCAGACGGGCCGCGGCGCGGCCCCCTCCCCCCTTGCGCGGGCGGGTCGGCCGGCGATTTAACGAGAGGCACGACGGCTCCCGTCGGGGCCGTCGGTGTGGCGGGCTCGGTCGGGCCGATGGGGTCGTCTGGTATGGTCAACGTGTCAGGCCGCATGCGGTGTGGGGGTGGATGGCGGCGCGGTGGCTTGCGGCTCGGCCGCCGGCTCGGGCGGCGCGATGCAGCGCAGCGCGCGGGCGATCTGCACGCGCACCGCATCGAGGCCGGCGCGCGCGGCAAGGTCGTTGAAATCGGTGTCGCAGTCGTGCCGAATGCCTGGGCCACGCGCCGGCCAGACCGGATAGACAACGTGCACCCCGGCGGCCAGCAGCCGCTCGCGCGCTACGGTGGCCGCCGCGTGGCGAGCCGAGCGCACACCGGGATTGACCAGGCGCCGGCGCGCGGCGTCTTGCGTCAGCCAGTCGTCGTCGGCGCACACGAGCAGCGGGCAAGTCGGGTGCAACTCGGCGAGCAGGTCGCACACCGGCTGCAGATTGCCCGCATCCAGCGCGACGAATACCGGCACGCGCCGCGCCGTGGCCATGCGCAGGGTCAGGCCAGTGGCGTAGCCCTCGCACACGAGCACGGGCTGGCCGACCGTCACCATGCCGAGCCTTACAGAGCAGCCCGGCTTGGCGAACCCGCGGGTAAAAACCTTCTGCGGCAGCGGCTCGCCGTGCGCGTCGGTGCCGCGCGGGCCGGGGTAGATGCGTTGCAGCGCCTGCAGCGCACGCTCGCGCGGCAAGTCGTAGCGCAGCAGCGGCACGAGGATCGAGCCGTCCGGCAGGTAGCGGCAGGCCTCGCCCTGCACGCCCTTGCGCTCAAGGTAGGGGCTGTGCCCGCTGGGCGATGCTTCGCGCCACTGCTGCGCGGCCGTGCGCTTGGCACGGGCGGCCTCGCGGGCACGCTCGGCGCGCTCACGCTCGGCGCGCTCGCGGCGCTGTGCGGCCATGCGCTCGCGTTCTTCGGCCGAAATCCCCTGCCAGTCGACGTCGACGCGCCACCATGCGCCGCCGTGGCGATAGGTGCCGAACGCGCCGACGACCACAGTGGCGCCGCCGTGCGTGCGCAGCTCGCGCAACACATACCAGTTTTTCTTCTGGCGCCCCCAATAACGGCGCTTGCCGTCGGGCACCAGGTCGGCGGCCGGGTCGTCGGGCAGCGCGGCGCGCATCTGGTCGGCCACGTCGTGCAGGCTGGTCATGCGGGCACTGGCGGAAGGTGCGTCGGCGGCGGCGCGCGACGTCAGGCCGTATGCGTGCGCCGGGCGTGGCGCGGCGCGCATCCGGTGCACATCCGGTCGGAATACGGTGCGGATCCGTTGTCGCCGCACACCCTCATGACCATGATGGCTTTGTGACGCTCCCGGCCGTACCACTCGCGCAGCACGTCGCGCAACACGCTCATGCGGCTGGCGCCGGGCGTGGCTTGCGCCACCGCGTCGAGCATGGCGAATAGTTCCTCGGGGACTTGGCCGCGAAGTTCGATCAGGTGTGCGGGCGTGCTCATGTTTGGCTTCCGTCGCAGGGGTGGGCAGCAGGTTGGGGTGCGTTCGCTGCGGCCAGCTCGGGCCAGATCACGGCCCAGTCAATGGGACGCAGCGTTTTGCGGGTGAGCCGGCCGTTTGTCGCGCGCTCGATGGCCGCGGCCAGCTGCAACCTGCGCAGCGTGGGTATGCCGCGCTGCCGCCACTCGCTGACGCTGGCACCGGAGGTGCGCACCATGCGGGCGACCGCAGCGGTGCCGCCGAGGGCGTCGATGATTTCTGAATCGGTCATGGGGAGGCGCAGTGTAGGCGCACCTAGTAGGCGCGTCAAGCATGAGGCGCCCGGCGCGGTGCAGGCATACCGTTAGGATGTGTTAATGGACGGGTTTTTGCACAGGGTGCGCGACTGCATGGCTGCTGCGGGGTTGACGCAGGCCGATCTGGCGCGGGCGTGCGGGATCAGCTCGGCCAGCGTGTCGGCATGGGTCCACGGCCCCATCGACCCACGGCACCTCAAGGCGGTGCCGTTGCTGCGGGCAGCGGCGCGGCTGCGCGTCCATCCGCTGTGGCTGCTCACCGGCGAGGGTGAGCGCAACGATCGCGCCGCCACCGTGGTGCATGTGCGCGAGCCGGTGGCCGTCTACGCGGCAAGTGCTGCACCGGCGGCACGCTGGCCGTTCGACGCTTTGCCGCCCGCGCGGTTCTTTGCCTTGCCGGCGCGCACGCAAGGACTGATCGAGGGATGGGTGCTGCGCCTGCTGGAGCAGCACGACTCGCAGCCGCTGGCGCCGCCATGAGCGCGGCAATGATTGCCCTTGGGGCGGCGGTGCTTGCGCTGGGAGCGCTTCACCTGGCGCAGACGGCGCGCCCAGGGCGGGAGGTGGCCTGCGCCCGCTGCGGGGCAGTCGGCGCCGCCGTGCGGCACACACGCGGCAGCGGCGTGGTCGAGGCGCTGCTATGGCTGTGCGGCCTCGCGGCATGGGTGCTCTACGGGTGGGCCGCGCTGGCGCCGGCGCTCCTGTACGGCGCGTGGCGCGTCATACGGCGCCGCGAGACGTGCGGCGCCTGCGGCAGCGCCGACGTCGTCCCGGCGGCAACGCCGCGCGGGCGCCGCATTGCGGCGGGCGACCGGGGCGACTAGAGCCGCCACTGCGCCAACCGGCGCCGGCTCACGAAAGTAACAGACGTAACAGCCGCGCATTTGTGCGCGTTGCGGTAGGCGCACCTATTGACTGTGCCGTGTAGGACGCCCTAACATGCGGTTCCGATACACAACAGGACCGCCATGCACACCCATATCGCTTACGGCCTCGCGTTGCAGTTGCTGCACGCGCAGCTCTACGACCAGACCTGGCGCGCTTGGCTGCGCGACGTGCCCATGTCGTGGGTGCGTGCATGAGCGCGCCGCGAACGGTTACGGCCACGGTGCCGGCCACGCTTGCCAGCGACGTCGTCGACGGGTGCCGCGCCGCGGTGCTCATGGCGTGCTCGCGCGGCGACGAGGTCTTCGACTACGCGCTGCACGCCCGCGCACTGCGCGAAGTCATTCATCACACGGCGAACACGCTGTTCGGCGCCGGCGCAGCCGCGGCCGTGTCTGACGCTTTCGAGCGCTCGGTGAGCGCAGCCGAATGGCACGACGAGATGCACCGACGGCGCGTGCTGGCGGGCCACGTCGAGCAGTTGCTGCGCGAGGTCGATACCGGCGCAGAGCTGGCCGTGCTGCCGCCGGCATCCGCCGCGCCGCCCGGCTGAGGGCGCCCGCCCATGCCCGCCCGCAACAGCGCACCCAGGCGCCACGCCATCACCACCACCCACGCAGCAACCATGCCGACCATCACTACCCCATCCCACTGCCCGCATACCGCCCTGCGCGACGGCACCGCCGGCCCGTGGCACCACCACCCTGCCAACGTGGCGCGCCGCCGCGCGCTCGAGCGCGCCAACGCGCAAACCGCAGCCGCGCGGCGGCGCGTCGACACCCCGGCCGAGCGCATGGGCGACGTCGAGTGCGCGTTCGGCTGGCGCTTCGTGTCACTGGTCGTGGTCGCCGTGGTGGCGGTCCTGGCGTGGTCCACGCTGTGGCCGTGGGGGGTGGGCTCGTGACGCGCGCCTCGCTCACGCACCGGCCTGCTGCGGCAGCCAGCACCGGCTGGCCGAGCACGCGGCGACACCCGCGCACGCTGGCCGAGGCTTTCCCCGCCGACCACGCGCGAGCTGGCGACATCGACTTCACCCCACCTGCGGCGGCTTTGGGCCGCCCGTCACGCACCATGCACAAGCCCACCGACACCCGCGCCAGCGCGCGCACTACTTTGCTGCGTGCTGCGGCCGCCCTGGCCGCCGGCGCACTGGCCGCGCTGCTGCTGTCGAGCCATCCGGCACACGCCACGGGCAGCCACAGCGGCGGACACGGCGGCGCGCACGGACACAATCCGCAGCCTGGCAAAGCGACCGGCGGCCCGGCGGCACACGCCGGCGCGGGGGCCGACGCGACCGCCGACGCAGCGGCCAAGGCCACGGGCGGCGCTGCAAACGCAAGCGGCGGTGCGGGCACAAGCGACTCGACCAGCGGCGCAACAATCACCGACGGTAGCCGCAGCAGCACGCGGCTGTACGCGCTGCCAGCCCCATCGTTCACCGTCGTGCCGTCGCCCAGCGGCTGCATCGTCACCGACAGCAGCGCTGGCGGTGCGGGCTGGAACCTCGTTCACGGCTCGACCAGCAGTCAGCGCAGCGAGCGCATTTGCACCAGCCTGCTCATTGCGCAGGCGCTGCACGAGTCGTGCCAGTTCGCGACGGCGGCCACCATCCGCATCCTGGTGTGGGAGGTGCTGAACCCTGACGCCGAGCGCGGCATGTTCCGTGCTGCGGCCGGCGAGCGCAACTTGACCGCGGCAGAGTGCGCTCAATGGCGCGCCGGCGCGTCGGCGCCCGCAGACATTGGGCAGAGCGCTGCGGCTGCCGCGCCCCAGCCTGCGGCGCCTGCACCGCAGCCGTCCGGGCAAAGCACGGCGAACTGGCCGGCGGCTGGCGGCGGCGCAGCGCCCCGCGCAGCGCTCGGGCAGCCGTGCACGACTCCAGGGTACCGACGCAACAGCGCGGGCCGGTGTTATGACCCTGCATGGGCCCGCGACCGGAGTGCGGCCGCCCGCAGCAAGGCCGCACGCGCCCGCGACGAATGCCCCCAGGGCACGCGCCGACAGGAACTTTGCGTGGTACAGGGCGACCGCATTTGATGGGGAGACGGAGCGATGACCACGAAGACCCCACGATCCAGCTTCTCTGAGGCGGCCGCACAGAGCGCCGCCGTGGCGTGCGAGGCGTTGGCGCGGATTGGCCGCGCTGCGCACCTTGCACACGCGGCCGCACAAGCATACGGCGCACCAGCCGCGCCGACGCCGTCGACCGGAGAGCCCGACGGCGTCGTCACCCGCAACGGCGAACAGCTGGTGGGCCGCGTCCGGTACACGACGCCGTGGCTGCACGACGAGTACGTCGTCGTCGACGGCCAGCGCTGCGTCTACGACTACGACGCCACCCGGCGCGACATCCGCGTGCGATTCCCGGGCGGGCACCACGCGACGGCCGACGAGCTGCGACGCGCCGGACACGTGGTAGACATGCCGCGCGCGCTGCGCAAGGTCGACACGGTCAACAAACCAGAGCGGCGATGAGCGCGCAGCAGCGAGCGCTGCTCGACGCAGCGCCCACCGACGCCGATTGGCAGGCCGAGGCGCTGCGCCGCCTGCGCCTGGGCGGGTGCCGCCTGGCCGATTGCACGCTGGCGGAAGCGCTGGCGCACGACAAGCTCGGGCGCATCGTGCGCGCGTTCGCGGCGCAGCTGCGCACGCAGCAGCGCATGCGCGACGAAGCGGCGCAGCGCGCACGCAAGTACGGCCGCACCGTCGACACGCGCGGCACCGGGTATCGGTGCCCCCCCATCGAACACGAGGCAGACCAGTGACGCGGAGAGGTACCATGCTTTTCAGCGTCTGCGCCGCCATCGTGCGGCATTAGCTGGACTCGGCCGCGGACTGGCTCGCATCAAGCAAGGCGGCTGCTAGGGCGGGGGCGCACACAGGCGCGTGACGCCGGCGGCGCAGGCGCATTTGCGGTATTGGGTGGCGACGTCGACGAGCTTGAGCGTGGTGGCGCCGAAAGTGTCGTCAGTCAGCGGCGCCAGCGGGGGGCAGTTTGCGACGACCAGAGGGCTCGGGCTCGGCGAGCGCGGCATTGACGGCGCGCAGGCCGTCAGGAGTGTGGCGGCACTCGCGATACACCACGCGCTCGCGGACCTCGCGTTGCACCGGCTGGGTGATCTGGACATGGCGCACCTCGATGGCGGATAGGGCTTGGGCGGTAGCGGCGGCGCTCTTGTCGAGGGCCTGCTGCACGGCGCGGTTTTCGCGGGCTTGTCGCGCCTGGCAGGCGTCACCGCCAAGCGTGTAGCCCGCCCAGCCGGCGGCGGCGCCCGCGACGGCGACGGACAGCGCCCACAGCGAGCCGGCGCTCAGGACGGTTGACATGGGTCGTGTAAGTGGGCGTTGGTGGGCGGTGGGTCGGTGCCGAGGCACCTGCGCCACAGAAAGCGATCGGCGGCGGCGATTTCTGCGGCCGTCATGTCGCGCCATCCGCCATGACGCTCACGGATTGTGCAGGCGCGCAGGTGGGGCATGTAGTCTATTTCGGCGACGTCGATGTCGCACCCCGGCAAGATTGGCGGCGTGACGAGCAGGACGCAGCGGCCGTGCAGCACGGCGCGGCCGCCGCGGGTGGCGCTGAAAACTAGGCGTGCGGGGGCGACTTCTTGCACGGGGGGCATGGCGGGCTCATGCAGGACGCGTCATGGCGGTGGTCTTGTGCGGTGGGTAGCTGGCGCTCAGGCACCGTGTTGTCCGCGCAGCAGAGCGTCGCGGTACTTGGGCAGCCGGGTCCGCAGCACGTCGGCGACGTGGTGGCGGTTGATGTCGCAGGCGCTGCGGCCGGCGTACAGAGGCTGGCGCGACTTGCTGCAGTGGTGCTCGACGTGCCCCCACCATCGGCCCGGATCGCACGCGGTGGCGATGTGGCAGGCGCGGCGCTCGCGCTGCACGCCGGCGAGGCCGCCGTTGTAGGCTGCGTCGGTCATGGCCAGCCGCTCCCACGGGTCGGTGACGAGGGGCGACAGGGCGCGCCAGTTGCCGCGCGATAGCAGTACGACGGCGCGCACCTGCAGGTCCGGGTGCGCTCGCAGGTTGGACCATGTCAGGTCGCGCAACGCGGGATGCTGCGCGCGCAGGTCGGCCAGGGTGTCGAATCGCAGGCTGCCGTCGGGGTGCCATGCGCGGGTGAGTTGGCCCAGGCCTACACCCTGCTCTCGCGAGGTCCGCAGCTCGGCGTCGGGCGCCCAGCATCGGAGGTGTGCGAGGTGCAGGCAGCTCTCGTGCTCGATCAGCGCCGGCACGTAGGCGACGGACGGCACGTCGGGCCAGTGGGCGGCGGTTTCGGCAGCGACGGTTGGCAGCAGCGCCAGTGCGCGCGGCGGTATGTGGCGGGCGGGGTCGGCTGGCGCGGCATGCGCGCTGCGGCCGAACAGGCCGAGCAGCGCGGCGACGACGATTGCCAGGGCCACGAGGGCGAGCCCGGCGCCGATGGGGTGCTCGGCTGCGCGGGCGAAGAGGCGGCGCGCGTCGGCCTCGGGGTAGTCGTGCATGGCCTTGCGGCTCAGGTGCGCGAATAGCACGGCCAGCAGCGGCGTGACGAGGGACAGCAGGAGCATTGAGGTGCTCAGGCCGCGGTCGGGGTCGGTCAGGTACAGCGCAGCCACCACGGCGGCGCTGCCGCCCAGGATGAACCAGTGGCGCAGGCGCCGGTACGGCGGCATGCGGGTCATGGCGGGCGCGGCGAGCGGCGCCGCGGGCGTGGCGGGCGGGTCGATGCGGGGGGTGTCGGGTTCGGTCATGGTGGTGGCGGTCAGCGAAAAATGCCCCAGGTCTTGACGCCTTGCCAGGCTGCGGCGAGCGCGGTTACGGTGCCGGCGATCCAGGCCACGGGGCGGGCGAGCTTGCCGGCGGCTTCGAGCACGCGGAACGCGCCTTGCAGGTTGGAGAAGGCGTCGAGCACGTCGCGCATTTCGCCGGTGCGCGCGTCGATGCGGGCCAGCGCTGCGTGCTGCTCGCGGGTGGACGCCTCGAGGTTTTGCAGGCGCTGGTCTTGCTCGCCCATGCGCGTCCATATGTCACGCAGGGCAGCGGGTACGGTGTCGGGGCCGTCGGCGCTGCCTGGGGCGGCGTCGTAGGGGCCGTGCGGCGTGGCTGCTGCGGGCATTTGCGTGTTCTCCCTGGGATGGCGTCTTCGTGGCGTCAGCCGGCCACGGCGACGGCGAGCAGCGGCACTGCGGCGGCGGCCGCGCCGGCGACAGTGGCCCATGCGTCGGCGGGGTCGGCGATGGTGGCGTCGTCGTCGTCGCGGGCGTCCATATGCTCTTTGAGGAATCCGAGCAGCGCGGCGGCAAGGACTGCGGCAAAGGCGGCTGCGGCAGGCGACGCGCCCACGAGGACGGCGAGCGCGGCGGCTGCGCAGCCGGCTGCAGCGCCGTAGAGCGCGTGCTGCGCCTTGTCGGCGGGGATGGCGGGCAGGTTCATGGGTCCGTCCTTTGCGAATGGGTCGGCCATTCGGCCGATAGGTGGAGAAACGCGGTGCCGCGGCTGGCGCCGAGGGTCAGGCGCCAGGGGCCGGCATGCAGGCGCGGCAGTACGGCCAGGCGCGGGGCACCGTAGCCGGTGACCGCGGACACGCTCACTCCCAGCCGGCCGAGCGGCTGCACGGTGCAGCCGATGTGCGCGGACCATCGGGCGAGGGAGTTGCGGTAGGCGCCGGCGCTCAGGCAGGAGGGGCGGTGCCAGATGTAGGCGCCGGGGGTTTCGGCGCGGTAGGCGCGCGCGGCGCCGTGGTGCATGTAGGTGTCCGGCGCGTGCGCGGAGAGCAGGTGCACGCCGAGCACCCACGCGGCGGGCGCGGCGGAGAGGTCGATCATGGCGAGGCGGCGGGCGAATGGACCGGCGATCAGGCGAAAGGCTGCGCGGGCGCGGGCGCAGGGGCAGGCGCAGGGGCAGGCGCAGGCGCAGGCGGCGGTTCAATGGGCCAGACGATGGCGTCGGGGAAGCCGGGCTGCGCGGGCACGGCGCGCAGTGCCTGGCGGTAGTCAGCCCACGCGGAGGGGATGGGCTCGCCGCGCTCGGTGGCGCGGGAGACGATCCAGTCGCAGTCGCTCAGGCGGCGGTCGCGCTCGGCGCGGGCTGCGCGCTGGCGTGCGAGCAGGGTCGGCGCGGGGTCCCAGCGTTTCGCGTCTGGGATCCATTGCCAGTCGACAACGTCGGATGCAGGCGGCGGGGGCGGCTGGTAGTCGACGAGCTGGCCGGTGGCAACGTCGACGCGCACCGTGCGGTGGTCGTGCTCGCCCGGCAGGGCCGCGCACCCAGGCGGTATCTGGCCGGTTATCAGGGCGGCGTCGCAGCGAACGACCGCGCCGAGCAGGACGCCGGTGGCGGCGTCGTAGAGCGAGTAGGCGGCGATCATCGGATCACCCCCAGCAGGCGCAGCACCCATCCGCGATGGCGAATCGTGCAAGAGCCTGGGGTGTTGAACGTAATGACAGCCTGCAGGCGGGCCACGAAGCGCCGCCCGGGGAGGATCTGCACTTCCTTGACGGCCGCGAATTCGGCGCGCGGTTGGGTCGTCGGCATGACTGCCACGAAACTGTGGTTCCAATCCGACTCGGGGGTGGGCGACCCGGCGTAAATCGGGCCTCCCGCGAAAACCGCGGCCTGCGACACGCCTGACCCGACGGACAGCCATTCGTAGTTGCCCGAAAACTCCACGCGCACGACAATGGGGTCTGGGGTGTTGTTGGTGATTTCGAGGCTTGCCCGTGTGAATGGCTTGGACAACGCCACGCCCGGCGTCATTTCGCCTGCAGTGGCCTCATAGGTGGCGTCAAGGGTTGGAATTTCGACCGACAGCGGCTGCTGCGCCGAGCCCTGCACCAAGTCGGCGAAGCCCGCAAGCCGTCGCAGGTACAGGCGCGAGGCGTAATAGACGGCGCTGCCGCCGTGGGGCTGAGTCAGTCCTGCCCACAGGCGCGCATAACGTGCGCCGGCGGGTATCTGCACGGTGCCGCGCGTGACCTGGTGGCCGGACAGCGCGCCCGAGCGGTTTGCGCCGGTCCAGGCTGAGCCGGCGCCGACGGCGTCGGTCTGCGTCCGCAGGCCTGCGCGGAAATCCCAAGGAGACGTGCCGCCACCGTCGGGCAGTGAGTCGAACTCGACCTCGTAGATGTCGCCGGGGGTTACGGGGAAGACGTCGCCGGCGTAGGAGTCGCGGCTCGAGAATCGCAGCGCGACGCCGCCCCAGGGCGCAGGCAACCCGGCGGCGGCGTGGGAGCGGACGTCGCCGTCCGTCCAGTGCACTGCGGGCACGGCGCTGCGTGGGTCGGCCAGGCCGCTGCCGTTCAGAAACAGGTTGGCCACGGGCGCGGCGACGATGCGCACGGCGATTTGCAGGCCCCATGGGCTGCGGGCGAGTGCGGTGGCGGCGCGCGCCTGGACGAGCATTACCTCGGCGCTCGGTACGTCGTGCAGTTCGGCGCGGGTCTGGTCGCCGGGGTGGGTGGTGAGCGTCCAGCCGTCCTCGGGGCCGGCGGTGCCCAAGGTGCTCACGCGGCGCCAACGCAGCTCGATTCGCCCGCCGTTGCGCACGGGGGCGGCGGGGTGCAACGTCCAGGACACATCCAGCCGCGGACGCCAGACGTCGTCGGCGGTGCGTACCATGGTCACGGCGGCGGACAGGCCTTGCGGCGCGGCGACGACGTGCGGGCTCGGGAGGCTGGAGTTGTCGGTGTAGCCGAGGTCGGAGAAGTCGGCGCCGGGGGCAAAGGTCGCGGCGGAGATCTCGCGCAGGCGCAACTCGATGGCGCCGGACAGCGCGAACGCAGTGGACTGGACCTCGAATGTCTTGCCGCTCCAGCCGAAATGCGGCAGGTCGAGGGCGACGACGTCCAGCGGCTCGAGCAGCGCGGCGCGCAGGTTACAGCCGATGGTCACCTGCAGCGTTTGTCGCTGCTGGCGCAGCATGATGCCGGCCAGGTGCTGCACGCGCGCCAGGTCGTTGACGGCCTCGAACTCGACGGTGCGCGGCAGGCCACCACCGTCGGCGGTGGCGTAGGAGGCCGGGGCGACGACGGGGCCGGGCACCGAGGTCCAGCCCTGCGCGGGGTCGATGAAGCGCGGGCGGATGGCGTTGAAGTGTTCGGACAGCGGCCCGGCGGGCTGGGCGCCGCGCGGGGCAAGGTCGGACACCCATGCGCCGGTGATGGTGGCCACGGGGGCGCGCCATGCGCCGGCGGCGATGCGCAGCCGCCCGGCGCTCCATGCGCGCTGGCCCGCCATGCCTTCGAGCATCGCATCGAGCGTCAGCGTGGGGTCGCTATCGTCGAGGTCGACGGCGATGCCGCCGTAGTAGGCGGGCACGACGACGGTGCCGCCGGGCATGGGCAGCGCGGCGCTTGTGTCGCAGGCGTTGGCGGCGGCGATGAAGGAGGCGTCATCGAGCTGCTCGGTCGCCAAGCGCCCGCCGTGCTCGTAGAGTGACCAGTCCCGAGCGCACAAGGCGAGGTTTTCGGTGTAGGCGGTGGCGCCGGTGCGGGGGTCGAACAGGCGCAGTC